TGGTTTGGTTTAGATGGTGTAGCTTGGTGTGGTATATTTGTATCTTGGGTTTATAATCAATCAGGTGTATCATTGGGAAATATTGGATTTACAAAAGGATATGCAGGTTGTCAATCAGCGGTTGCTCATTTTATTAAAACAAAAGAGGTTACAAAGACTCCTCAAATAGGAGATATAGTATTCTTTGATTGGAATTTAGATGGTAGATATGACCACACAGGAATATTCAATGGTTGGATTGATGATAAAACATTTTCTACAATAGAAGGAAATACATCATTGACTAATCAAAGTAATGGTGGTGAAGTAATGAAAAGAAAAAGAAATAATAAAGGTGTTATATTTGTACATCCAAAAGTTCTAAATTGACAAAAAGTGAGTTTTGGAATATAATATATATAATATAAAAAAAATAAAAAATGTATGACTGAAAATGAATTAAACCCAATAAATCGCTGCAACTATAGACACTGCTCCAAAGTAGTTGAAGGTACTAAAAGAAAGAAGTTCTGTTGTGACTCTCACAGAAAGATGGAACATACTTATAAAAAAAGAAAAGAGTCTTGGTTGAAATCAGCTATTCTTTTAAATCAAAAAGAAGTTGATGGTTATAAAAATTTAGTTGAATTAGTAAAAAATAGTAATCAATAATGAAAAATAAAGAATTTGAATCACAATTAAAAGAATTATATAACTTATCTTATTGTAGAATAGTTAATATAGATTATAAGAATTATACATTTAGTGTTAGATCTAAAAGATTTAACTTTGATGATATTAGTTTTCCTAAACAAATGATTAGGAAATATAAAATAGAACAATTATTAAATGACTAGTCAATGGATAATAATTAAAATAAGAGAAGATATGTTTAAAGCAAACTTATTAGCTCCAAATGGACAAACTATTTGTTCCACAGAAATATATTCTAACATTAAAGCACTTTTAAATGGATTAGAAAGTATAAAGAAATATACAAATTCAAGAATAAATTTTGATAATATTAACTAATTTCAAAAAACCCACCCTTATTCAAAAATAGAAAAAAGTTGATTTTTTATATTTATATATATAAATATGGAAGATAGATTTTTAATTTCAAGTACAAAAGAAAGATTAGCTTTTGCTCAGATGAAAAAACAATTAAACTTATTTAATGATTGTCAGATTTACTTAACACCTGCTGAAGGTAGAGAAGTATATGATGGTTCTATGATTAAATTAAAAGATGGTTCTAAAGTCAAATCCTATTTAATGGAGTTTAAAGTTAGAAATTTTCATATAGATATGGAAACAGAAGGATTCTTTTTAGAAGTAAAGAAGTTAGATTCGTTAAAGAAAATACAAAAGAAATGGAAGAAAGAATTAGTAGAAGATTATGAAATACTTTACTTTTCATTTACAGAACATTATTCTGTTTGTTGGAACTTATCAAGTCTTGAAAGAGATGGTAAGCTTAATAAAGAAAATAGATTGATGAATAAAGCTACAATGAATTCTACAACAGATAAAATAGATAAAGGTGTTTATTTATTAAAATTAGAAGATGGAAAGAAAATTCCTTTTAAATGGGATGAAATTTATTATAAACAATATATGAGTCCACCACCTACAGGATTAACTATTAAAGAAGTTGTAAAAGCGGTAGGAATTCCATTTTAAAAAAATAATATATATAACAATGGCTTATAAAAATAGAATATGTGGTATTTATAAAATTCAAAATATATTGAATGATAAAGTTTATATTGGATCTAGTATTCATATAATGAATAGATGGTCAAGACATAGAAGTGATTTAGAAAAAAATAGATCAACATCAAATAAATTACAAAATAGTTACAATAAAAATGGTAAGGATAATTTTAAATTTAGTATAATAGAAGAATGTTCTATAGATGATCTATTAGAAAGAGAACAATTATATATTGATTTATTTGATAGTTATAATAAAGGATATAATTCAGCTCCTAAAGCAGGAAATACATTAGGATATTCACCTACACAAGAAACAAGAGATAAGATTAGCAAAGCTATGAAAGGTGAGAAAAATCCATTTTATGGTAAAAAACATTCAGAAGAATCTTTGAAGAAGATGAGCAAATCTCATAGTGGTGTTAAATTATCAGAAGAACATAAGAAAAAAATAGGTGATGCACAAAGAGGTATTCCTGTTAAACCTTTTACAGAAGAACATAAATTAAATATTAGTAAATCTAGAATAGAATATTACAAAAAATTAAAAAATAATAATAAATAATGAACAACGAAAGAAAAATACATTACATTACAGGACTACCTCGCAGCTTTTCCACGGCTCTTACAAATATCCTTATGCAGAACCCAAGATTTTATGCATCCACAACATCATCACTTTTAGAATTACTTATTCAAATCAGAAATAACTGGGATTCTTTTGTTGGTCACAAGTCCAATCCTCAAGGACAAGATAAATGGAAAGTGATGAAATCTATTCTACAAAATTATCACAACACAGATAGACCAGTTATTTTTGATAAATCAAGAGGTTGGATGGATAAAATAGAATTTATTGAAAAGTTAAATGGTCCTTCCAAATTCATTGTATGTGTTAGAAATATGGAAGATATAGTAAGTTCATTTGAAAAGCTATACAGAAAAAATAGAGGTGAGTTTGAAATAAACTCAGAAACAAATAATGTTAAGATGAAGACTCTTAAAGGTAGAGTTGAATTATGGACTGATGATAATGGTGGTGTAATTGGATCACCTTATGTATCTATGATAGATGCTTTCAATAGAGGTTTAGGTGATAGAATGTTAATAGTTCCTTATGAAGGTATTACTTATAATCCACAAGCTTGGATGGAAAGAATATATGAATTTATTGGAGAAGAATACTATCCTCACGACTTCAATAATATTAAACAAGTATATAAAGAAAATGATGAGTTCTTTGGTTGGGGTGATGACTTACATACAATTAAAGAAGGACCTGTTGAATTTAGAGAAAGTGATGCAATAAAGATAATTGGTGAAGAATGGGTAGAAAAATTAAAAAAATCAAATATATGGAAGAGTTAAAAATTTTAGTAGATGAATATTTTATGGATGAATTTGTTGGTGAAAAACTAGTAGATTACAAAATGTTAAGAAGATTATTATTAGAAAAGTCTTATAAAGAAGATGGTGAATATTATATTTTCTTAGAAGAAGGATTTACTGACTATGAAGTTCTTAAAAAAGATTTCGATTTATATTTTAAAAATAAGTCGATTTCAGACAACAAAAAATAAAAGTGATACTTGGATATGGAAAATATCTAAAAGTGTCTTAAATCAAAGATATGAAAGAAATGGAAGATAAAATACACTTAAAACTAATGACAGATGCTTATATACGAACTTGTTATATAATTCCTGACTATGTAGATATGAGAAAGACTAAAGATAAAAATGCTTATTCAAACTATTTTAATTCTTTAATATGTCTATCTGAAGCAATGACTGAAAATTACATAGATGATTTCTTCATACACGATATAAGAAATGAGTTCTATACTCATCAAATTAAAGTTTCTAACAATGGTGAGATAGGTAGTTTATTATTAATGGATCTTTATGATATAATAGATAAATTAACTGGTAGATTATTAGAAAATGAATATTATGAAGCTGTTGTTAATATAAATAAAATACTTGGTAAATGATTATAAATGATGATCACTATAATCATAGATGGATTATATCATCCAACTTCTTTGAATATAATTTAGATTATAAAAAAGACTTAGAACATTATAAATCTATTCTAAGAAAAATAGAAAGAAATATCAAACTAAGAAAACTATTAAAAGAATTTGATATTGTATAAACAACCCACCCTTGTCAAAAGATATAAAATTATTAGAATATATATTATATAAAATAAAATGAAACAAATGGATAATTACACAGATGTATTATTAAGACTTATGGTAGACTATAAATCTAATAATGAAATTAAAAAAGGTTTAAAGTACCTTATGGATAAGAAGATTGCTCAAATGATTGAAATAAGGGAAAAAGATTTAACAAAAATTAACAAAAATGTTGGTGTTTAATTAAAAAACATTCCTTATATTTGTAATATAAAATAAATAAATAAACAATTATGAAAAAAATTCTACTTGTCTTAGGACTAACTTTATCTTTACTATCAGGATGTAAAAAAGATAGTATAAATCCTGATATACCAAATATTACTGACACTATTCCTATAATAGATACAACAGTAATAGATACTATAATAATACCACCAGTAATTATACCTGATACAATTTTAAGTTATACAACTCCTACTTGGAATTGGCTTATAGGTGGTATATTTCAATGGCAACCAGGTATTAGACCTAGACCAGAACAAGGAACAACTTTTATTGCACCTTTATTTATAGTATATTCTACATCAACAGGTACAATGGATTTTGGTACAAATCAGTATATAACAATACTTATAGGAAGACATAGTGGTCATAGAGAATCAATAGTTATGCCAATAAAAAGAAGTGATCCTACATATGGACCAAGAGAAAACTTTAGTTATTTTGGTACAACAACTATTAATTATATACAATAATCTATTCAGACTTTTCGTTTTTAAATATTTCAGTAACTTCTTTTTTAATAAATTTGGTCCTTCTTAGGACCATTTTTACTTTAGAGTAATAATCAACTCCTGTTATAGTTCTAATATTTTCATATATAGATAAAGACTCTACAAATGTCCAAAATAGTGCAACAGCCTTTGTTGCTAAAAATGGAATTTCTTTTATAATATAAAGTAATTCACCATTAGCTACTAATTTATCAAGTATAAATACTAATAATATAGTTGATGTGTATATAAATATCTTAACACCTGCATTGGATAGTGTTTTGGATGTAATAGGTATATCCTTTCTATAAGATTTAAATAATCCAAATAAAGTATCAAAGAATATAAATACTAAAACGATAGCAATTAAAGGTATTATTGGTGTAATAAACGTTATAATACTACTTATAACGAAAAGTGTAAAACATTTCAGATTAATATAATGATTCATTAAAATTATTTATTTTTGTCTAATTCTGGCTTCTTAACTAATTTATCTAACTTAGATATATCTATAGATTTTATAATCTGTTTAATATCACCATTAGAATTTGTGTAATTCTGAAAGAATTTTTCTAATTTAATTTCCGTTTCTTTATTTATTCCTCTATATTTCATATTCATAATTTATTTAATCACAACAAGGTCCACCAAAATAAGGATCATTTTTACCATTGTAAAATCCTCTTGTAGTTCCTAAAGCTATACCACCAAAATAGTTATTTGATTTAGCTCTTATCCTATCTAATCCCGTTAATTGTATATACTCTGGGAATGAATTTAAGTTATTTATAATATATTCTCTTATTCTCTGAGTAGCAAACTCAGCTCTATTTCTAACTTGATTTCTAATATATTCTACTTCTGATACACCAGATGGTACTGAATTATCAGAACTCTTTTGACTCATTGCTTTATTAGTTAGTCTAAAGTTCATTGTAGGAATAGCGTGATAGACTGCCCATAAAGCTGTAGCTGGTTGGATGAAGTTGTCCATTAGATAAACATATAAACCTGTTTGATCAGGCAATCCTGTATTAGCAATATCATTTATATATTTAATATATAAATCATATCCTAATATTTCTTGTATATTCTCAGCTTGAGCAATTAGTGTGAATTGTTCTAATAGATTTGGATCCACATTATTATCTAAATAACCTGAATACCACTTTAAAATATATGTTTGATCTACAAATTTTGATATTACTCTTGCCATCTTTAATTATTATTTTTTGTTATATCTTCTACTACTGGTTGTTCAACAACAGGAGCTTCAACAGGAGCATCAGGATCAAACCCACTTAAATTTATAGATTCTTCTTTTTCAAATCCACTATAGATTAAAATATAGAATTTTTGTTCAGGTGTTAATTTATCATTAGAACATATTGATACTGTATTTTCAATACCAGCAGTAACCTTATTAAATTCTATTGCATATTTAGATAAGAATAATTCATCTGTAATACCATTTATTCTAGCTAATTTATTAATAACTTTTTCTATTGTTCTTTGTTTAGGTGTTATATAATTTGATTGAAATATTGCTAAACTTTCTAACATTTCATCTTTTGTTCCTAATTTACCTGGGATAATTTGTCCAAATATAACAGGGTTAGTTACTCTATGTCCTTTGTAAATAGAATCATTTATCTTATCATATAATTGAATAAATCTTTCATCAGAATCATTTAATTGAATAGGTGTTATTGTAGGTGCATTTTCAGCAGATGAAGCAAATGTAAATATTACTTTACCAGAGTTATTAGCTCCTTCATATTCACCTCTTAATCTTCCTATCATCTTTCTCATTTCTTCATCAGAAGGAATACCTTCATTAAAGTTAATAATCATTGATGGGTGAAATCCTTGTTTAACAGATTGATTATGAAATTCTGATATATTCCATTCTAATTCAATCCAATTTACAGCAGATAAATATTCTGGTTCACCATAAAATTCAAAACCAGGTCTATGTTCTTTAACATATAATATTTGAGATGCTTGTGATCTATCTGTCTTTGAGAAAGCTGGAAATAAAACAGGTGGATATTTTTTAATAACATCCCATTTTTGTGATACATAATATCCTTTAATATCATCTATATCAAATCCAGGTTGAGGTGTTTCAATTCTTACTTTAGATACATCTATATAGTTTATTTCAGCTATCTTAGTTCTATCCTTACTCCAAATAACATTTAAAGCAAATGAACCATATAACTCAAAATCATATGATATTTTAGATACTATTTCTTCTAAATCTTCTTTGTTGTAAACATTTTTAATAAAGTTTAAAGCACCAACAGATAAGTTTTCTTTAATGAATCCATTACCACCTATCATCATTGCTTTGCTTTTTAAAATAGAGTTGTGTAAAGAACTTCTATTCATTAATTCAATAAGTTTTTGTGGTGCTAAATTGTTAATTCCAAAATCTACCCATCCATTTCTATTGAATTTTTCATTAAATAGTGGTTGTGATTCAATGGAAGGATCTGCTGCCATATTAAACACTTTTAAATTCATTTTATTATTTTCTTCCATTGTATTATATATTTTTAATATGTTATATATGATTTTATTACATCATCATCTGATTGAGTATATGACATTATATTTGAGAAAGTAGGATTTAATATTAATAAACCTGTTTCTACTAAACCAACAGCTGATGTTGTTGCTAAAATATAAGGTTGACTCATCTCATATATATTATAAATGTATTCTCCAGATTGTATATCTATCATACCTTGAGTTAAACCTGATTGTGTACCTACTGATACAGTAAATGAATTATAATACCAAGGAGCTGTCGAATGATCCAATTGTGTAAACACAATACTATCAAAAGTTCCTTTTCTATATAATTCAAAAGTAAAATATGGATTAACTATATTTTGACAAGACTCATATAAAGTTACAGTAATTTCATTTACACCACTATTTAAGTTTAACATCTTTTAATTTAACTTTTTTATCTTCAAATATGTATGGCACTTTATTATACCAATATTTATATTCACCTTTATCTAAAAAACGAAGAGTTATAACTCTTTTATCAAACGGTGATGACATTACTACATCTAAGTATTCTTCTTTAATCTTTAACATCTATTTATAAATATATTTTTTCTGAAAGTATTGAAAATAAAAAAACCGATAGTATATCTATCGGTTCAAATATTGAAACATCTAAAAAATTAGTCTTGAATTACTGATAAAGCAGCTGCTGAAGTAACTTGTGTCATATGAATAGGTTCTTTTGCTGTGAATGTAATAGTTGCACCATTTAAATCACCGAAAGCTTTTCCTAATCCACCTGTTGTTGATGTTACTGATACAGGGTTTAAACGTCCTAGTAACCAATAGTTACCATTTTCATCTAAAGCTATAATTCTCCATCTACCTTGTCCAAGTAATGTAATTTTATTAGACACATCTTGTGTCATTGATTGAATTGGAAGTTCTATTGTAGTTGTTACAAAGTAAGTTCCATTTGCGTCAGACCCAGCACCTGCTTCTGTTACTGCACCTGTTTCTTGTCTTAGTTCAAATCCGTAGAATGATACTGTAGCACCACCAAACGCTGTAATTTGTCCTTCAGATCCTGAAGCTGTAGCATATGTGTAAGTCATATTTGTTGAGTTATAGGTTCCTATCCAAAGTTTTTGAATACCTCCAGATCCTTTACAAGGAATTGTATAACCACCTGTTAAAATACAAGCCATATTGTTATATTATTATTTTTATTCTTTTATAAGGTGGATGACATATTCCATCATCCACCCTATTGTTTCTTTTTTATTACTGTGCTACCACTGCGTATGTTGGGAAAGCAATTGCTGAACCAATTTTGATTTTCATTCTGAAAATAACAGCATCTAAATATTCAGAATACTGAGCTTTGATAGGTAAGTTTTGTTCATCTCTACCTGGATTGATATCTGTTCCCCAGAATATCCAAGAACCTTTAGTTAATAATGCTTTACCATAACCATCTAATCCAACTGTTGCTACGATTGTAACGTTTCTTTTACCAAACATCTTAACAACACCGTTATTAATTTCATCTGGAGAGAAGTGGAAGAAGTTTAAGTTTCTGATACTTCTTGTATAGTTATCAAATGTATCTTGTCCTACGAATAATACTAAATCATCTTCTGATAACAAGTCTGTATTTAATTTAGAAACCATTTGGTCAAACGTTGCGATAACACCATTTGTAGCTGCTGTTGATACAGAGAATGTAGCTGTTACTGTAGATGCTCCTGATTGAGTAGCAGTAGTAATTATACCATTTGCTAAACAAGAGTCACCACCTTGCCAGAACATTTTGTCTAAAGCCTTAGCCAATTTACCAACTTTTTCATCTATGAAAGCTGCTTCAAAAGGAACATCTTCATAGTTGTTTTTCATATATGGTCCAAAGTAATATTGAGACATTTCGTTTGTACAAAATTGTTCTTCATATTTTTTGAAACAAGTTGTTAAAGTTACCCCAGTTACAGATGATGTACCGTGATTAGCAAAAGCTGCACAAGATGAAGCGTCGATTAAATCAAAAGTAGTAGATACTGTAGGTATTACTTTACTGTAAGCAACGTCAGGTACTAAATTAATGAAGTCTAACGTTCTGATTTTTCCTACAACAGATGGTATGAAACCATCATAAAGCTGGTCCGTATATTTGCTAATAGAAGTGTAAGTAGCGGTAAATTCACCGTATTTCTTTTTTGCGTTTTCCATTTTTTTTATTATTTTTATTGTTTTTGTTTTTTTTTAGTTTTTTATTAAGTTGTTTTTGATAGTTAAAAATCTTTGAGTTCTTAATTCCTCAGGACTTAACTGTTTTTCAATAACTACTTTACTTTTAATTGGTTCACTTGCTGGTTGAGAAGCAAACTCTTCAACTTTAGAAGTTAATTTTACAGAATTTTCTGACATTGACTGCATCATTGACATCAATTCTGCTAAGTCAGCTTCTAATTTAGAAATTCTTGATTCAGTATCAGAACCTTCTTCTACTTTTACTTCTTCTTCTACAGGAGCTTCAGACATTTCTTCTTCTACTTCAACTTCATCAACTTCTTCTGAAGCTTCAGCTATTTCAGTAACAATACTATCTTTAACTTCTATTGTTTTACCATCTTCAAGTTCATAAGAACCATCTTCAACTGGTATTTGATTACCTTGGTCATCAACACCATATAAAACAGAACCAATTTCTAATACTTCTGTTTCTGTACTTAATGTTTTACCATCTTTTGTTTGAACATCTGTTAATTTAACCTCTTTAACTTCTTCTTGTTTACCAAGTAAGATGTTGATTGATTTTCTTAAAGCATTCATCGCTTCATCTCTATTCATAATTATAGTTGTTATTTTGTCCTATACAAATAAATATATTTTTTTATCTATTATTTATTTGCTAGTTAATTTATTTTATCAAAGATAAAATTTCTTCATCATTTAAGTCATCTAATAGTTCTTGTACACTATTATATACTTTATTTAATTTCATTGGTGTTAGTGATTGATATAACATTCCTTCAATAGAGAATGAATATTTACCACCTTTTTTAACTTGATCATCCCAAAACTTTTGATCTAATATCTTCATACATACAAACCAAGAACCTACTGGTAAATTAAAACCATAGAACTTTGATTTATCATATACAGAATCTTCTACTATCCAATTCTCCATAATGAATCCATCAACCATTACATTTGAGTGATCTACATTTATAGATCTATTGTTTTGATTTCTATTAAACTTCTCTACCATTTTCTTAACAGTATCTTTTGAGAATCTAATATAATATTCACCATCTTCATCAGATCTAAATATATTCTTATCAGGAATTAAAGCAGGTCCACAAATCATTTGTTTATCAACTATTGATTTAAACTCTAAATTCTTTAAAGCTCCTTCTTTATTGAAGAACATTCCTTTTATTTCTATAGCAGGATCATCTACAATAGATACGAATCTCATACCTGTTGAATCTTTATCATCTTCATCTATTAAAGCTTCGTAAATAGGATAACCAATTTCTTCTTTATATTTCTTCTTTGACATCTATTTATAAATATATTTTTTTGTTTTATATTGAAAATTATCCTATTCTAGCTCTATCTTCAATGACATTTACTCTTCTTTGTACATCACTAATATCACTTTCAACAACATAAACTTTTGAATATGTTTCTTGGTTATCTGACATTTGTTTACCACCTAATCCAAAGAATTGAGGAGCTATAAATTTATTATCAGGTGCACTTGTTTTTAAACTATCTGATTGATTACTAACATCTGATGGTGTTGGAATTGGAGCTGGATTTGGAGCTGATGGAGGTCCATCTCCTTCTGGGAATTTTTGAGCAGCTATTAAACCAATATTAGTAGCTCCTACAACACCTGCTAAAGCTGCCATAATAATATTCAATGGGAATGGATTGGCTAAAGCTGCTACAACACCTTGAGCAGTTCCTATAACAGCTTGTGTAATTTGAATAGCTTTTTGTTGTTTGAAAGCTCTTCTTCTTAGTTCTAAATCTTTATTATAAGCATCTAATTGTATTACATATTTAGCTTGAGCAACTTGAGCTTCTGTTAATTTTTCAGTTTTAGCTCTTTGATCTAAATTCTTTAATCTCTTTTTAGTTTCTCTATCATTAGCTGCTATATTTTCATCAGTAGTTTTTTGTAATGCTTCCCCAATAGTACCAACTAATGAGTTAGCTATTTCTAAACCAGCAACTATTTTATCATTTAAAGATGATGATTCATCTCCAAATGTTTTAATAGCGGAACCAACTTTATCTGTTATATCACCAATTCCTGATATGATAGAACCAGCAACACCACCAATATTTTCACCAACTTCTCTAAATTGATTAGCTAAATCAGCTATTGCATTTTGTATTGACTCTTTTCTATCCTCTTCTCTTTGAGCTCTTCTAGCTTCTATATCTTCATCTCTCTTATTCTGTTCTTCTCTAGCTTTAATTGCTGCTTCTGCAGCTTTATCAATAGAATCTTGTCTATTTTTTAATATTCTATCTTGTTGTTCTTTTTGTTCTTTTTCATCTCTATCTAAAGCCGTTTGTGTAATCTCATCAATCTTAGCATAGGACTGTGCAATTATTAATTGTTTTTGTTCTTCTGTTATTCCTAATAAATCTAGTTCTTTTTTAGAATAATTTTCATATCTAACAATTCTATCACTTAATATTTTAATCTCAGTTGTCTCTTTATCTTTGGATTTAACTAATTCTATTTCATCTAATATATCTTCTTTTGTTTTAGCATCTTTAATAGCTTTTTCTTCTGCCTTTCTAGCTTCATCAGCGATTTTTTTCTTATCTTCTAATGATTTTTTGTAAGCTTCATTTTTCTTATCAGTTGCATCTTTAGCATCATCTAAAGCTTTCTTATCTAAAGTAGCATCTAATAATATACTCGCTTGTTTTTGTTTTCTTAATTCTTCAAAAGCTTTTTCTGCTTCTTCACCTTGTAATTTACCTTGAGCTTTTAAATCTAAAATATTTTGTCTAGCTGTTTGTTCTCTTTGAGTTTGTGCTTTTCTTTCAGCTTCTTCTGTATTTTTTCCCTGAGCTTTTAAATAAGCAACTTGAAAATCCAATGAGTCTTGATAAGAATCATTTATCTTTTTATTATTTTTAGCAGTAGTTTCTGCTAAATTTTTACTTGCAATATCTGTTAAACCAATAGCGTCTGTAAATTTAGTAAATAAACCTGTGACATATGAAACTACATCACCTAAAGTAGTAAATACTTTACCTAAAACACCACCAGATCCTTTTAGGTTATCAAAATTAGCAATGATAGCACCGACAACAATTAATAAAGCTCCTAATCCTGTAGCAATAATAGCAGTTTTTAAACCACCAAACATTTTTGAAACACCACCAACAGCTTCTCCTGATGAGAATAATCCTTTAGAAACTTGTCCTAATGATGTTGTTAAGTTACCAAATTGTTGTTTTACACCACCAATATCTAGTGATAATATTTTATCTTTTAATGATTTAAATGATGATGCAACGTTTTCTATTGGAGATCCTGATAATGTAGCAACACCATCTCTTAAATCACCTATTTGATCTCTAGCTTGTCCTGCTGCAATATTAATTTTATTTAAAGCTTCTTGGTTACTATCACCTACTTGTAAGGCTAATCCTTGTAATTCTCTTAATGATGTCTTTAAATCTTTTAAAGAAGAAGCACTATTAACACTATCAATAGTGGTTTTGATTTTAATATCTAAGTCATCCGATTTATTAATCGCATCAACTTCTTTTTTAATATCTTTTAAACCACTATTTAATTCTGAATCGTTTACCTGGGCAACGACATTTATAATTATTTTATCTTCATTAAGTGCCATATTTAAAATTGTTTATTGTATATAAATAAATATATTTTATTTTTTTATATTTACGGTTATGCTATTACATTTGCTTTTATATACCAATCTACTGTAGTTGCTGCTTCACCTGTTAATTTCAATTGAATTTGAGTTGATGATGTAGCAAAATCAGAAGTTAGTGTTGTAAAAGTTGTCTTCTCATTTTTATCTGTTGTTGATAGTTGTGTTCCTTGCCAAAATGCAGCGTTTATATCTCCTATATAATATTGTGAAGATGATTTTGCTTTAACTATACAATTAACATATTGTAGATTATTAAAAACATTTGCATTATCATATAAATTTAAGTATAAATATACAGGAGTTGAATTTGTAGTTGTTATATGTTCATAAAAAACAATATCAAAGTATGTACTTCCACTTGTATAATAACCATTTGTTTGGAAAATATATTGACTATATGTACCATTATCAGTTATAGCAAGACCTACAATACCATCACTAATATTTACATTTTGTTGTTGTCCAATATTATTTGAGCTAGATAAAATTAATCCATTATCAACAACATTGATAGTACCTTCCAATCCATTTTCTTTATAAATAGACATTGTGCCAAAACCATCAGTAAAAACAATTGATTGAGTACCACCATTATTATTATAAGCTAACACTTCTTCTAAACCAACACTAACAGTTCCTATTATATTTATAGTAGAACCAGATCCACCTATGTTAATTATTGAACCATCACCACCAATATAAATTGTATCAGATTGTGTGGCTATAATATTATTACCTATTACAAAAGAACCTGATGCACCATTAACAATATTATTATTACCAAATATTGTATTATTAGATGAAGTTCCTATAGTATTATTGTTACCAAATATAATACCTTGTCCATCTCTCATATCAGGCATAAAAGAAACCGATCCACCTGTAGGACCATACTCAGATGTTCCTATTAAGTTATCATTACCAAATATGAATGATGTAGATGTTGCTTGTGATGATGTGTTTCCACTACCAAATATAATAGCCTTTCCATTAAATGGAAGACTATTTGTTGATCCAAATATAAATCCTTGAGAACCATCTAATAAACTATTATCATTACCTATTACTAAAGACTGTTGTGAATTTTTAATAGTATTGGACACACCACTTACAATCAAATTACCAGAGTCAGCAAGTATATTATTATCACCACTAACAAGTGAATTTTTAGAAGAAACTATATTCGACTGTCCTACAATAAGTCCAGAGTTACCAGAACTATTACCACTACCTAAAATTAGAGTATCTCTATCTCTTGATGTATTATTACCATTTGACATTAAACCTGATAGTATTGGAATATATGGTGGTACATAAATTGGGGTTCCTGGTAATGTTATATCACCATCATAAAGTCCGTCATCTGCATTAAATGTCTTTGGAACAGTTGTATAAATAGTTTTTAATAAGGTAACTTTACAAGTTTGTCCATTTGAAGTTGGATCATATCCATCAATTTTCAATACCTTATAATACTGTCCTGAACCATCTATATTTAAATAAATTGATTTGTTAAATCTAAAGTTAGCTATATCAATAGGTGTTAAATACATTGAAAGTGTAACTATCTTAGAAGATGGATTAGAATATTCATCCATCATTCTTGAATAATAAGTGTTAAATAAATTATCATTAGGCATTCCTATTAGATAATTATCCCAACCAAAAGCTCCACCATCAAAGATAGAAGATGCCTCACCAAAATTTAAATCATAAGTAGGATTAATAGGATCATCCAAATGTCCAATATATGGATAAGTAGAAAATGTAATTCCTTCAAATCTAATATCATTACCTCCTGTTGATATTAAACCACTTGAATTTTTTGTTAATATTCTTGTGTTAAAATCGTATCTTTGAGCAATACCATCACCAGTACCAGAACTATTTTGTACTTTTATTATTTTAGGCACAATTAAACCATAAGCATCCCTAACATTTGTAATAGGTGTTGGTGAAAATAATAACTCTATCTTTTTAGTACCTTTTATAAAGTCATTATCCATTATATAATTATATTCACCATAATTATTATTAGTTTTTGATATATAATCTTCATTAAACCAATCAGAATCTTTCTTATACATAAATTGTGTATATTTATTCTGTGTTTCAGCAATAACTTGTTCAGATATCTCTACATTTAAGTCAATTTTTTGTGTCCAATCTTCTATTTCACCACTTGCATAGTAATCATCTCTTGGTTCTATTATTAATGTATTTGGAAGCTCTTTAGAAGGCTCAAAATATAAGTTAAACATTCTCATTAAAGACAGCATAAAGTCTGTCTGTTTGACTTTCTTAGGTATTATACCATTAAAATCTATATCAACACCAGGAAAAGCTGCTTGATCTATATTTAAAGCAAAATATGAATTACTATTGAAAGTTGTTTTAATAGGAAGTATTTTATAGTCACCTGGAGATAATGAACCACCTGTTGTTCTAGTCTTTCCTTTATAAACCCTCGTTAAAACCATTCTAAATAGTTCATTAGGTCTAGCATACATATATAAACTATTAGAATATGTAGGTGAAGGATTGTCGATAGATCCTATATTGTTTAATATATCTGTAGAATATCTTGTTAATCTAACATTACTGTTTATATTTGTATATCCTTGATTACTATATGTACCATTAGGTGTTATAATTGCTTGACCACTGTGTAAGTTTAATTTAGTAGAACCATTAAAAATAGGACAGGCATATCTTGGCTGAGGATATCCAATACTTTGAATAGAAGCAAGTAAAACACCAGATGTATATGATGTAATACGAAGTCTTATAGCAATTGTTCCAGCTGGTGCGTAATAAGCATATAATTCATCAGATATAACACTTGTGTTATTAACCACTATAGTAGAAGCAGTTGTACCATTTGTTCTTATAACAGGGAAAGGAACCCAAGTAGATCCATTTGTTGTAGATTCAACTACAAATGTTAGATTCGCACTAAATCCATATTTTATAACTGTATTACCACCATAATGTCCTATAGCACCTGCTACTGTTGGTACATTACCACCAGTTGAAAAAGTAAATATAGTATTAACACCATCTAAACTAAATATATCTTGTGTATAAATTGGTCCAATATCTGGACCAGCATTGTAAAAATCAGGATCTATCCATCCTGTTACAGGATCCATATTTCTATATATACTAATATAATCTTGATAATCAGTACCACTTTGGTTATTATATAACATTGATAATGATAGTTGATCTTCAGGTCCTATATACGGAGTCCATTCAAAGTCCATATCTAAATCAATAACGAATCCTGTTGATAGATTTAATCCTGTTTTATTTTGCCAATAATCAGCTCCAACTAAATAAGCATTCAAGGGATCGCTATAAGGATCTGTCTTTTTATTAAAAGGAATACCTTGTGAATATCTGGATGTGTATATTTGATCTGGTGGACTTGGCCATCCTCCTGATCCTGGAGTAACAAAGTCTGTATATTGTGTTGATGTTGATTTACCTACAGCAAAAGAGCTATCATAAATAAATCTTTTACTTGTTGGAACTACACTATTATTAAAAGGAATTAATAAGTTATTAAACTTTTCACTATTAAAGAAATTAGATTGATATCCAAAACCTACACTATTAAACATCTTATCAATTATAGTTTTTACATAAGTTGCTGGAACAAAGTTCTTTAAAGATAATTGACTTCTAACACCATTAATATCACTATATTGATAATCATATCCACTATCTATTAAAGGATAAAAATATCCTAAATCAGAGTCAGCCGTCCAAGAGTCAATTATTGAAGCTGTTGTATAACTATGTTCATATTCACTAAAGTCTATATCTGTTAGATACTTATCATTAATTAAATTAAAGAATGTATAATTGTCTGCATAAACAACACACTCATACTTAGTCACATTATTATTAAAATCAGGTATAACTTTTTTTAATTGAATATAACCATCCATAACTATAACAGAATCAACTAGTAAATAAACCTTACTTCTCTTATTAGGATTATATAAAGATCCATCAGAACTCAAATCTGATATGAATCCGAACACTTCTCTATTATTCTTCGTTTCAGGTAAATTTATTGTCTTTGTAAATGATGCATTTCTTGATGCAATATCAGTTAAATCACTAATTGAATAGTTGATTGATATCCCTTCGGAGTCTGTTGTATCTAAGTAATAACTTGTTTCGTTTATCTTTACTATTATTTCAAATCTTGTCATTATTGGTTTTGTAAATTTACTTGGTAAGCGTTCTTAACACTTATGGATAGATTAAATAACTTCTCTCTTAAATATGTTTTATAGTCATATGAAGAGTCTGTTATTAAAATAGGATATTTAATACCATTTTCATCTATTATATAGACATCTGGACTTGTTATTATGTCTGAAAAATAAGTATAGTCATACTCAGACATCCAATTAGTATTTAAAGTAAAGCTTTCTTCTACTTTTTGAGATAGAACATTTAAACCTCTCATACCGATTGTGTAATTCCAAGGTAAAACTTGTTTATATTCTGTTCTTGATATATTAACTGTCTTCTTAGAGTCATAGTTAAAATTTAAATATTCATATGACCCTAATCTATTCATATAAGCAACTCTAACATTTGGAAATGGAGAAGGATTACATTCTATTTTTCTCCATAAAGTATATTTTAAAGAGGGTCCAACTCTTCCTGTTATATTATAATACTTAACATTACTTGAAAAACTGAAACCCATATCTTCGTGATTTTTTGTTCCTGTTGGAACTATAAAACTTAATGCACCTGATTGAGTTCCAAAGAAAGTATTAAAATCAGCATCATTTATTAAGTTTAAATCACTATCATAAGCTGCTATATTCCATTCATAATTCCAAATATTATCTGTCATTATTGAAGTTGTTTCATATTGGTATCTAAAGATTGGTTTATAACCTGAATAGTTTTCTAATATTGAGAAAGTACCTGATGATGTCAAACCATCACTCACATATGTATTACCAAAATTAACACCTATTTGATTATATTGTCTTGTTCCATTATAAGCCCAAAAATCACCAGTCTGATCCTGTATTCTAATAACATCAGTAATATATCCAGTTTCTATACTTGAAGTATTTCCTACAGGTTTATTTATTACAAATGAAAAAGAAGAACCAACTGATATAATAGTTGCTTGTCCATCTAAATAGGAATTTATATTCTTATTATTTTTATTAATATTTATAACATCTCCTGTTATCAAATTGTGTTGTGTAGAAAATGTCAAACCTGTGTAAGTACCTGATATAAAAGTATCAGAAAATGTTAGTCCAGGATCATATTGAAATCCATAATTTAACGAATACTGTTTAGCAGAATTTAAATCTGTTAATATTGAAGAAGCAGTTGGTGATAATGTACCTGATAACAAAGATTTAACTATTTTATTAGGTGTAAATAACCCATCACCTGTTAAAGGTCTTGGTGGTATTTTATAAACACCTAAAGATTGTACTGTATTAGATAATCCATCTAACTCAAATACTTCTACTACATATTTAAAATTACTAATTGAATAACTAGCAGAGTTAAATTGAAACCATATTTCAGCATTAGCTGGTGAATATAAGTCAGGGTTTGTTAAAATATTTACTGATATGCTCATTTTTTATATATTGTTTGTTTTATTAATTCTTCAATGTCTTTCATAGCTGCTTGTTTTAAATTATCTTTGTTTTTTTTAACAACTTTAGCTATTGAATCTTTTGTAAAGTTTCTTGGTTTAATATATCTTGTTCCACCATCTACATATTGATAATAATCTATAGCTTCTATCTTTATTGAACCACCATTTGATAAGTCATCTACTTTATAATCAATAGAACTCTTCATCTTACCTGTATCAACAGCTTTTTTTCTAACTATATCTGATTTTATTTCAGATACTAACTCTTTACCTATCTTGTTAAGTTCTTTATTTAAGTTTTTATGATATTTTCCAGCCATTTTAGTATATATTAAGTTTAAAAAGTCATTTTTAGATAGATGTGACAACTAAAGCACCTGATGTATTAACAGTTACTCTCCATCTTCCTGCTGATGAGTCTCTTAATATAATACCTTTAGTATAATCTGTTATTTCAATATCATTAGTAGATGTTGTTACATCTGTAATTTTTAGTTTAGGAACTAATACTGTGTTAGAATCTGATAATGATAGACTACTTCCACCTAATATAACAGAGTTTGATGCAGTTCCTATAAAATTATATTGACCACTTATAATAGATGAATATGATGAATTTAATATATAGTTATTATAACCAACAAATACTCCTGACTTCAAAGAATTTGATATAACACTTTGAATACCACCAATTATAGATGAATTATTTTGATTTAATATATTAGAACCAACACTACCTATTATAGAATTATCAATACCACCCGATATTATATTTTGAGAACCACCAATTATAGATGAATTGTTACTAGAACTATCTATACTACTTTGTATTGACCCAATAATTGTTGCTACATCAGAATTTACTATATTTGAAGTACCACCAATTATACCTGAATTAGAAGAAGTTCCTATAAAATTTGTTGTTCCTCCAATTATAGATGATTGAGCAGAATTTAACATATAGTTTGAAGAACCCCCAAGCATTGTTGATGATTGTGCATTTTCACTTCTATTAGAAGCACCACTTATAATAGAAGTTCTTAATCCATTATGTATATAACTAGCCTCACTTCCTATTATTGTAGATAAATTAGATTGTGTAGCTGATGATAAATATGATGATAATATAGAACTTTGATAAGATGATAATTTATTTAAATAACCTCCAATAATTGTAGATCTATAACTAGATTCTAAATTATTCTGTTGCCCACCAACAATACTAGAATTAGAAGAAGTTCCCATAAAGTTTGTTGTTCCTCCTAATATGGATGAATTATTAGAGCTTAATAATGAATTATATTTACCACCAATTAATGATGAATTAGTACTATAGTATAAATTATTTTGATAACCAGATATTATAGTATTACCACTAAATTTATTTTTTAAAGAAGTACCGATCATTAAATTAGCTGATGTATCTTCTAATATATTTAAATTTCCCATTACAAATGAACTAACATTTGGTGTTGTAAAATTATTACCATACCCAAGTTCTAATGTTGAGCTAGATACTAAATCAGCTTTAAAAAAAATACTAGAAGTAATCCCTGTTCCTGTTCCAAAAGCAATTTGATTTGAATCAACAGCAACTGAACCACCACCACCTGTAGATGATAGTGTATTTCCTGAAAATGTTAAACCACTTCCAACCATTCCACTATTGATAAATATATTTCCAGCTTCATCAGTTATTGAACCTGTACCAGATATTATTAAGTCTTTATTTACTTGTCTCATTTTATTATTTATTTTTAATTATTATATTTTATTAAACTCATTTTCCAATTAATAGTCTTTCCTATTTCACCAGTAACTCTAACACTAATCACATTACCTGAATATATAATATCAGATGTAGCTGCAGTAAATGTAGAAGTTATATAACTAGAATCAACAGACACATCAGATAAAGTTCCACTATTGTTGAATATTGTTTTATTTAATTTCAAATATATTGAACTTGTTCCTGAATATCCTGTTATGTGTGACTCAATTGGAATAACACCAGTAACAACACCAGCTGAAAATGTAAATATAGTCGTAGTTGTTGAATCAGTTGTAGTTGTTGTATAATATGTTTGTAATGGTTGTGGAGCCCAACTTAAAACACCTGATCCATTATTAGATAATAAACCACTTGAGTTGCTCGAAGGAAATAATACACTTCCATTATTTATTGTTATATAGTTAGTAGAATAATTATATTTAAATCTACTAGTACCTTTTGTTAATTGTCTTGCTGTTCCCGTATATATTGGAATCTGATAGTTTGTTTGTGTACCAGATGTTTGTTGTGATATCCATATACTATTTGTTTGTGTATATACTATCGAACTTGAACCAACAGTTGGTTGATTAGTTGTTTGACCAAATAATCTACCTTTATTATTAGTTCCAAATACAGGTGTTACCACTTGTGAATCAAATTCATCTGTTTCATCTGAATCAACAGATCTTGTTAACACATATGATTGTGTAGATGAACCAACAGTTGTTATATCATATATACCATTCTGTAACTGTGAAGCTTGATTCTGAACTAATACTCTTTCACCAAGTCTTGAACTATTCATTACAACACCATCTATTGTACCCATTGTACCATTAGAACTTCCTGTTAAAGTTGCTCCTACTCCTGATACACCGTTATCATATACTGGTGTTCTAGTTAAAGCTGTTGTTGTTGCAACATATACTGATTTAACTGAATCTGAACCATCATCATATGATTGTGTTGCTGGAACATTAGGAACATAGATATAACCATCAGAACCTAATTCTGCAATATTACCAAAGTCTGATGATACAACTGTAGGTCCTTCAGGTCCTTGTGGACCCGTAGGGCCTATAGGACCTTGTGGACCTGTTGCACCCATCATTCTATACTCTACTATATTACTATTTAAACTAACAGTAAATCCTGTAATAGGATTCATTGGTGTATTACAAGGAGTATATCTGAATGCTTGTCTTAAGCCTAAAGTCCAAACCCAGCCATTTACATTTTCATCTGTTTGCTCTAAATATGGATCCATTATTTGATCGCCATCTAAAGCTAAACCTAATTCTCTAAAGTATTGATGTCCATCTATTTCACCTAATAAAGATTGAAGAATAAACTTCATATCAGATATTATCTCTTGATAATTTGAATCACCCTTATTAATCCTATCTAAACAATAGATATTAAATTCACTTACTTCTTCACTATAACCATTACCAGTTGATGATACATTAACAGGACCTGGTTCTACAAAGATTGTTGGGAATGTTGTTGAGTTATCTGCATTAAAACTAGACATCTGTCCATAGTTAAAACTTGACACTTGTTTATTTAAAATAGATATATCTCTTAATATACTTACTATTTTTCTATGTGATAATTGATTACTAGCCATTCCTATAAATAAATATATTTTTATATATTATATTAACACATACTTATGATAAGAATGTTGTTGATCTTTCCAATGAAAGTGAAGGATCTATAATAGGCTCACCATTCATATAATATGTCATACTATTACTGTTGTTTGAAATAAAAGTATCAACATTTACCCAACCATTATTACCAGAACAATCAATATAAAATTCCATACCAACATTATCT